ATTTTGCGGCACGCACTGATCACAAATCTGTTTGCCCGTTATATCAGAATCGTTGGCTGAAGGACAAGCATCCTGGCTCCACTTCCAGTAATAATTGTATCCTCCCGGTCCAAACATATCATTAAGATTGCAAGGATGTATATCAGTTTTTTGACTGGTGTGGTGGAAATCGCATAAAAAAAATTGTTCTTTCTCTTGGGGGTTCTGTATTTTACAATTTTCGTCGTATGACGCACAATTTTCTATGTTAGAATTTAGAGACCCAGACCCAGACCCCTCCCCAGCAGCAAATGGGATAGCATATTTATTAGTGGTGGTGGGGCAAATATGTTGTATTACTTTTTTCTGTCTATTAATTTCATTTTTAGACAGAATTGCCCCAGATAATATTTTCGATGAATCAACAAGCGATGAATCAACAAGCTTATTATTACTATAATTACCGTAATAAACATTTTTATCACTATAATTACTATTTGGACATTCTTCTTTCATTATTTTATTAATTAAAATAAAATAAAAAAATTAAACTTCAAAAGAATCAACGTATTTAGAATTATATCGTTGGTCATGAAATTTCCAAAAGTCTTTGCATCCGAATTTAAAAGATTTAGGAACAATGGGGGCCTTATAGTAGTAAACGCAGTCAGTCCACTCGTTAGTGTTTCCAGTGTTATGAATATAAATAGCGTGATAATCATCAGTGAGTTTGTCCATGAGTTCGCAGAAAGTGTTAAAATCGGGAATAATACTTGCGTAATTTTCCCACAGAGATTTTCTATTTTTTAGAATGGGTTCGCGAAGAATAAATATGCCGTCTACATTAGTTCTGATGACGGGTTTGACATCCATGGCATACTGGAGAGAAAGAATATACCACATTTTCCAGTGACGTCCACGTTTATACATACCTTGTTGAAGAGGGTTATTGAAAATTCTTGGGTCATCAGTGCAGTCATCAAGCAAGCATACAGCCCAAGGAACTTGAACATGTTGTTTAGCAATTTTTTGTCTTTTTATAAAGTCTTTTAATTTGTCTTCATCATAATCGTTAAAAACAAAAGTGCTTGGAAATATTTTTCTGTAAAATCCATTGGAGTCCTCAGAGCCAGACATGACAATTCCAACAGGAACAATATGTTTTTTGGCATAAAGAAGACTGGCAATCAGGGTCGTTTTACCCGTTCCTGGTTTTCCAATAACAACAATCTTGCTTCCACCATAATCGGGTTCATTCATTCTTTTTGTGATGGGGGGTATAATGTCAACATTGAGTTCCTTAATTTTTACCGTTTTTTCAATAGTAGTCATATTTTAAAAAACGTATGATTGTTTTTAAATAAATAATAATAATTTTAAAAAAAAAATTGAAATTGAAATATAAATAAAAAAGATTATTGGATAATAATAAGACAATGGCAAGCAAACTTCATAAGATATTAAGAAATAATTATACTTCACACCCGAGTTTTACTCACGTGTCACTGGTGGCCCCGTTGGGTAGATACGGTATATCACGTAAAAACATGGATGAATTTTGGGATAGTTACGAAGAATTTTCTCGAGATTCCGATAAAATAGTAGGACTGGCCGAGAAACCTCGAGATTTTCTTCCCGTTTTGGGCGATATAGATATTAAAGTAAATTCCGATAAAATAGGTAATGAAAAAACTCTGTATACTGAAAAAGAATTAAAGAAGGTAGTTCAAATTTATCAGTCTGTGCTTCGAAAAATCGTGGAAGAGTGTACTGATAAAGAGTTGATGTGTGTTGTTTTGGAGAAGGAACTCTATAAGGTTAAGAAGAATGAAGTAACGTATGTAAAGAATGGATTTCATTTGCATTTTCCGAATGTATTTTTGAGTAAGGTAGATCAGGAGATTCATCTTGTTCCGCGTATCAAGGAGTGTGTAAAGAACAGTAAAATGTTTTCACGATATTTTGAAGATTCTGGTTCCGTCATAGACGATAAGTATTGTAGTGTTCCGTGGTTGCTGTATGGATCTCGCAAGAATGCGACAATGAGTAGTTATTTAGTGAGTAAAATTTATAGTTCTGAATGCCGTGAGATTTCTTTGGAGGAAGCGTTTTCAGGGTATAAAATCTACGATAGCAATGATGATGTTATAAATTTGCGCACCATCGGGGATATCAATAAAAACCTGCCTCGAATCCTTAGTATCAATCCAGCGAATAGACCGATAATGGAGATACGGGATGGTTTAGATTGTCCCAGCGCTACTCGTTTGAGGTCGGTTAAGAAATGCAATCTCAACAAAACAAATATGAGAGGAGTTTCAATCCGCGATAATCTTAAGACTGCGTCAATTCTGCTGAAAATGTTATCAGACAATCGTGTAAAAGATTATGGGGATTGGTTGGATATTGGATTTACTTTGTATAATATTTCTGAAGGGAGTCAAGAGGGTCTTGATTTATGGTTAGATTTTTCGTCGCGAATTGAGGAAGTGTTCGATGAAGCTGGGTGTATTTATCAGTGGGAAAAAATGACAGTAAAAAGCAAGACAATCGGCTCGTTACATTTTTACGCCAAGAAAGATAACATCAAGGAATACGAAAAATATACCAATAATTTGACAAAGATTCATTGCCGCGATGCTTTAAATGGTTCCCACAACGATATAGCAAAGGCTTTGCAGAAGATGCACGGAAATGAATTTGTTTGCTCCTCGATTTCTTCAAAGAAGTGGTATCAATTTAGGGACCATATTTGGGAGGAAATCGAGGAAGGTGTATTTTTGAGGGAAAGAATTTCACGGAAGGGGCAGGGGGGTATTTTACAGGAGTATCTCAACTATTCAAAAGAACAGACTGACAAGTTGGGTGAAACAAATGACAAGGCTGAAGAAGCAATGTATAATTCCCGTATTAAACAATGTCAAAAAATGTTGGGTCAGCTAAAATCTTCTCCCTACAAGAATAATATTATGAAGGAATGTCAAGAGGTTTTCTACGATAGACTTTTTTTCAAGAAGCTCAATCAGAACAAGCGTTTGATTGCGTTTAAGAATGGGGTTTACGACTTGGACAAAAATGTTTTTAGAGATGGAAGACCGGACGATTACATAAGTAAGTGTGTTCCTATTGATTACAAGGAATTTTGTGAATCTGACGATTCGGTGTTAAGCGTTCACGATTTTCTCGAGAAGATCTTTCCTGATTTGTCTGTCCGAAAATACTTTATGGATGTCTATTCCGAAATTTTTGAGGGCGGTAATCCCAGAAAAATTGTTGTATTTTGGACTGGTGAGGGTAATAACGGAAAATCAGTTCTTCAAAAGTTCTTCGAAAAAATGCTTGGAGACTTGGCTATTAAGTTTGAGACGACCCTAATGACCGGTAAGAAAGTCCAAACTGGATGTGCTGCGCCGGAACTTGCTCGAGCCGCACCTCCAGTCCGTCACGCTGTGTTGGATGAACCGGGAGAAGACGAAACGTTAAACACGGGTTATCTTAAGAAATTGTCGGGAGATGACTGTTATTATGCTCGAGATCTCTTTGAAAAGGGTAAAAATGTTAGAGAAATTCATCCGCAGTTTATGCTTACATTTATTTGCAACAATCTCCCCAAGATGAAGCAGGGAACCGGTGACAAGGCTACTTGGAATCGTATCAGAGTTATTCCATTCGAATCAACTTTTGAACCAGCTTCTGAATGTCCCACAACTTTTGAAGAACAGTTACGGGAAAAGAAATTTCCCGTGGATGAACATTTTGGAAGAAAAATCCCAGGATTGCTTCAGGCTTTCGCATGGGTTTTACTCGAGCATCGCAAAAAGCCGGGACGAGATTTTGAACCAGCCAAGGTAAAGGAAGCGACAGAAATTTACAGAAAGCAGAATGATATTTACAGACAGTTTGAGGAAGAGTGTATTATTAGAGACGAGAGGTCTAACATTAATGTTTCAGAACTTTATTCGCACTTCAAGGAGTGGTTCAAAGAAGGGTTTCCACAGTTTTCTATGCCAACTAAAAATATAGTAAAGGAATACTTTCTTAAAAAGTGGGGAGAGTGCGAAAGGGGTGGAAGATGGCCCGGTATTAGAATAAGAAATATTCAGGATGATATTGACAGTGGAAAAGCTATCGTTTTGGGTGATGAAGATATGGAATCGGAAGCGCCG